GTGAGCTGGAGCTGGCCGCTCAGGGTAGGGCGGCTCAGGTTGAGGTCTTGGAGCCAGCTCTTCAGCTGCTGGGGGCGCACGGCCTTGTCCAGCTGCATGAAGATGTGGCAACGGAAGCCGGCCTTGTTCTCGATGCCCATGGATGACGACCACTGGAGGATGTAGTCAGTTTCTGCGCAACCGATATCAGACAGGAAGTGGTCCACGGACTGGTAGCCCTCGATGCCGTCGAGGTCGAGGCAGATCCAGTCGGTCTTCTCTTCGCTGTCGGTCGATCCCTTGCGGCTCTCCTTGACGAGGGAGCGTTGGAGCTTGCCCTTGACCATGCAGCGGCCGAGCTTGGCGTACTTCTGCATGAGCACTGCGAGATCTTGCAGCGACTTGGGGTGCTCTTCGTGCGAGGTGACTTCGTAGACGAAGGGGTAGCTGTGCTTGATGAGCTCGCCCTGCGGGCCAAGCTCGTACGACTTCACGATCGGCTTGTCAGCCGAGAGGAAGAAAACATCCATTGGATTACTCCCCCGAGTTGTTGCGGATGGCGAGCTGTGCCGCCAATCCGAAGTTGCTCGGCTCGGGGGTCTCGGTGAAGAGGAGCTGCGCTGTGTTGATGTTGAAGGCCTTGGCGATCGCGTTGAGGGTCTCGAGCTGAGGGTTCTCGAGCTCGCCGGATTCGATCTTCGAGATCGTAGCCAGACTGACCCCGGACATGGACGCGAGGTCGACTTGGTTCATCTGGAAGTGTGCGCGGAGCTTTTTGATGAGCACACGATCGGGTGTGCTCGGGGCGTGCCGAACGGGTTGCATGTGATCCCCTAGAGAGTTGGTGACTGCACGTACTATAGTACGACAACAGAGTACGCGTAGTCGAGTACGAATTGTCAGGTGACGAAGCGCTAGGAGCGCACGGAACGTTAGCACAGAAGGCTTGTATTCTCTTACTTCTACTACTTCTATCAATCCTAACTAAACTAAAGATCAATCAATCAAAGAAATAAGTAGTAATAGGATAGGGTAGAAAAGAGTAGTAGTAGTAGAGAGTAAGGGGCCGCGATAGCGATAGGCTCGACGACTCGCTCCGTCATCCTGTATGATATCGGTCATGGACTCTTGGAGGTTTGCCCATGCCACATCCTGACGGCTCGGGTTGGATGCTCAACTACATCGACCCTCGTAACGACACGCGCATGCTCGTGAGCCTGCCGTCGGCGATGCTGCGCGACTTGCACCTGTTGGCGAAGGCCAAGGACATCTCCACTGCGGAGTTGGTCCGTCGAGCTGTGACCCGGGAGATTGCAGCGGAGATCCGTGAGCGCCCGGAAATTGCTCCTTCGTTCAAGGGAGCGTTGCCCACGTAACCTCTGGCGTCCGATTGCGGAGGCCATTAAAAAAGCCCCGGACTCTTGCGAGCCCGGGGCTTTGTCTCACCGAGTCTTGCAGAGTTCGTTCAGGACATGTGCGAGCGCACGTGCCTGATTCACTTCCGTAGAGGCGAACCTGTCTGACAGCACTCCGCCGTGCCTCTTCGCTGCCACATACAGCTCTCGCATCAGCTGGAGGTTGTCTTCCGCCCAGCGCCGCCACAGAGCGAGGTATTCCGACCACAAGTCCTTGCTGCGGTCGAGCGGCGGCTTCCCTTTCCCGAGGCGCCAGTTTCTTCCGCCGGGGTCGTAGCCCTTCACATCGCACTGATAGTGCTGTTCGATCGTTCGGCCGTCGGACAGCCTCGCATTAAACGCGCTAAACCGTGCGTCTCCGCGCGTGCTGACCTCATATCCGCCGTGCCGCTTCCAGCTGAACTCCATCACGTTCTCCATATGCAATGTACCCGGGCTGAGTACGCCCAGCCCGGGCATAAGCCGCGAAGCGGCTTACAGCGTGGCCACGTCCTCGAGCGTGCGGACGTTCCGGCCGGCGTCGATCGCCTCACGGATCTCGTCGCCGTAGCGGTGCTCGAACTGCTCGACCCAGTTGCTGACCTGCTTGGCCGCGTCTTCGATCAGCGGCACGCTGGCCAGATCGGCGATGCGGCGGGTGCGCAGGACACGCGAGAGCACCTGATCGCGAGCCTTGTTGAGGGACTCGACGACCTTCACGCCCAGCTGGTGCTGGACGACCTTGGGCAGTTCATCGACCGCGTCGGCGTAGCCGTTCTCGCCGAAGCCCTTGAAGGTCAGCAGGATCTCGGGCGTGGTTTCGATCAGCTGCTCCCGCTCACGCTGGGATTGCAGTTCGTGCATGCGCTCGATGGTCTTGATGTCCGTCTTGGCAGCGTCGGCCAGCGCCTGTGCCAGCACGTGGTCGAGCTTCGGTGCGCTCTTCGTCATGAACTCGAGCATCTGCTCGACCGTCAGGGGCGCATCCCACTTGCTGGTGATGAGCGTGAACAGGTCGGTGGATGCCCAGTCGTACACGGCGTGGAACAGGCTGGCCTGCTTCAGCGGCGGGACTTCCGTCGAGAAGCCCGTGGCACGCTTGACCTCGTCCTCGGCGCGGGTGTTCTCGTCGAACGTATTGCGCTGATCGAGATCGACCTGCGGGTCTTCGTCGTTGCGCACGTTGCGGGCTTCGTTGCGGATGTGCTGCCGGATCGCGCCGATGCACTTGGCCATGCTCGAGTGGGTGATGCCGCGCAGGGCGGCCACGCGAGCGGTGTTGTCCAGCGACTCGACGACGTCGAACAGCGACTGGTTGGTGGTGGTATTCATGGTGCATGTACTCCAGTTGGTTGGGATTGTGGTGTTGCAGTGCCGGTGAACTGACCGGCGGCAGTGTTACTTCGGTCGCGACCAAACGGCAGGTCGTGATTCGCGATATCCCTGAGTGGTGAGGAACTCTGCCACTTGCCGTTCCCCTACGTTGTAGGGTCGCATGCGGTTGGCAAGGTCATCAGTGATGAACCTAGCGTTTGCATCGCACGCTCGTTTGATCTCATCGAAGTCAGGATCGACTCGTCCTGCCCGATTACCTTCAGCACTGATGAACACCACATCGGTGGATGTGTATTCACCGCAGTTCGCGTTGTCCCCATATGCAATGGCATAGGCGTTCGTTGAACTGCGAAGGCTGCCGCGCCCAATGAACTTGTTCGCGGCATTTGCCTTGCGTTGGTCTTTGGCTGTGTATGGGCCAGTGATGGGTAGAATTACAGGCATATCACTCTCCAAAAATTGACAAAGAGCCCGATCGGCTCGTACCAATCGGGCATACGTCGCGAAGCGGCGCTTCAGCACCTGTGGTTGTAGTCGTGGATGAGTTGAGCTACCTCGTCGATGGTCAGCTCGCCAGATTCGAGCGCCTCTTCGAGGTAGATGAGGAAGTCCTCGGGGGACTGCGTGAGCTCGTTGCTCAAGGAGGCGAGCACGTCATGCTCGCCAATCAGGATGAGGTCCATGTGATATCACCTACTTGAGCTTGGCAGGGTCGAGCTGCCAGATCTTGCCGGGGATGTACTTGCCGGCCTTGATGTACCCGAAGGCGTAACGTGCAACGGTCGTGAAACCGCTGCACATCAGGCCTGCTACCGCAGCCGCCATTACTCCGGAGAATGTTCCGTAGTGCATGATGAAAGCGAGAGCGCTGACGCCGAAGTCCAGCGCCAGCGGGTATCCCAGTAGGGTGAGTGACGTCTTTGCCTTGAGCTTGAGCCCGAGCAACAGCATGCCGAGGAAAATGATCGCGCCGGACTCGATGATCATGTTATATCACTCCTCGTTACTGCGCACGTCGATCGTGAGCATGCGGCACGTGCCGCGACGGCACTTGACTGCTTGCTTCGCGCCGGCGAAGAACGAGGTGACTGCCTCGGAAGTGTTGAGCGCTCCGGTCTTGGTGGCTTGCGCCGAGACCTGCGCACCATGTGCGGTGGACTTGGCAGCGTGAACGATGCCGCGCTTGGTTGCCGAGACGCCGGCGATGATGGAATCCATGGCAGCGAAACCGATGGTGAAGGACTTGGTGTTCATGGTGTAGCTCCTGTTGAATGAGTTGGTTGGTTGCGGGTGAAGCAAAACTTACGGGCATGCCGCGCGGAGCGCGGCACGCTGTTCGGTGACTCAATCCACGCAGTAACGGGGCACGTCAGTGCCCCGTGAGCACTCGGGAAAGAGTCTCGAGGGTGAGGTTTCCCAGAGCAGCGCGAGTAGCAGCAGGGCTGCTACTACCTTGAGCACGGTGCTGAGTTTCAAAGTGCGGCGCACTTTGGGCCAAGGTGCTGGCTTGCCAGCACCTGTGAATTTAGGTTCGCGGTTGCGAAGATCCTGACGAGTCATTGAGCGCTCCTCCAAGCACGAACAACGTGGCCGGGCACGCTACGCGTGCCGTGTGCTGCGCAGTAGGCAGCGCAGAACTGAGCAAGCGACTGCTTGGTGCTATGTTGCGAGGCACGAGGTGCTGAGTGCTTGGCGCGAAGCCGGTCGATCTCCTCGACTGCGTCGCGGAGCTGTTGTTGAGCACGGTCTGCGTAGTCACGCAGTCTCTCGATCTCCGAGTACATCTGTGCCTTGGTGCTGCGCATTGAAACGGACATGGTCAATCTCCTGAGTAGTTGGATGGTTAGTCGATGAGTCCGAGCATCCGCGCGACAGGGCGCGTGGTGCAGAGGTGGATGGGCCAAGCAGCGAGGCAGCAGGCCAAGATGATCAGTGCGCACATGGTCAGATCCTCAACGCTTGGCGCGGCCAAGCATTACGACACCAGCAATCAGGCCAGCGGCAACCGCGGGACCAGCAACCACACCGATAGTCGCAGTGACACCAGCCGCTGCGAGCACGGCGCGATCCTTCGAGGTGTATGGAGACGAGACAGCCTTGTTGGCACCAGCCATGAACGACGATGCGACGGACTTGGTGTTCGAGACGAGTTTGTTGAACATGGTGCTTACTCCTGTGTGGGTGAGAACACTCAACACGGGCATGACGTGCGTAGCACGTCGAGACTTTTTTCAAAGTACCTCGGGAGCGAGGGGGGAAGAGACTCCTTTTTGGCCCACCCGGAACCGAATCCGAAGTCGGGTGGGGCCAAGAGCGGAGTGGGGGGAGGGGTGTCACGGAGGCGCATGGACTCTTCGCCCATGGATCCACGTGGAACATCACCAAGAGACTCCTTTTCTGGCCCCCCGGCACCTCGATCCGAAGTCCCCCGGGGGTAAGAATCTCTCGATTAGTTGTAGGAATCCTAGATTTGGGCCTACAATCTGCTATCAGATGCGTTCCGAGCTCGAAAATGGCCCAGCCAAAGCGCAAAAACAGTATTGCGGCAACGTCGTTGCCGCGTGACACCCGGAGTCGGGGTGGTCAGGACGCTTCGCAGCCGTTGACCGAGATGCAGCGCATGTTCGTCATGCACGTCGTGCATGACAAGCTCAATCAGACCGCCGCCGCGCGGCAGGCAGGCTTCAACCAGCCCGGAACTTCGGCCCACGCGCTCATGCGGAACCCCAAGGTGCTCGCGGCGATCGCCGAGGAGCGTCTGGAGTACGCGAAAGCGTCCGGGATGACCAAGCAGAAGGTGATCGAAGGCTTCTCGGAGGCCATCGACTTGGCCCGAATCAAGGCCGACCCCATCGCGATGATTGCCGGGTGGCGCGAGATCGGCAAAATGTGCGGGTTCTACGAGGCCACGAAGACCAAGATCGAAGTTTCGGTGCAGGGTCAGGTGCTCATCCAGCGCCTGAACACCATGTCTGACGAGGAGCTGCTCGCTCTCGCAGAGGGCGACCCGTCGGTTCTGGAAGGGGAATTCAGTGTCGTCGATGACGCCAGCCCAAGCGCGTAAAGCCCAGCTCCAGAAGCTGCTGGCCCAGCGCGTCCTCGCGCGCCGCCGCTTGCTCCAGTTCACCCAGATGACCCACCCGTCGTACTCGGCCGGTTGGGTCCATGATGATATTTGCCGTCGACTCGAGCGGTTCAGTCAAGCGGTGACTGCAGGGCAGTCACCTCGCCTCATGCTCCTGATGCCGCCGCGCCACGGCAAATCCGAATTGGCTTCAATTCGGTTCCCCGCTTGGCACTTGGGGCATAACCCAACGCACGAGCTCATCAACGTCGGGTACAACCTCGAACTGCCGATGAAGTTCTCGCGGAAGGTGCGCGAGGTCATGCGCGAGCCCCACTACAAGGCGATCTTCCCGGACTCCCAGCTCGACCCGGACTCCCAGTCCGTGGAGGCGTGGAACACCACGAAGGGTGGCGGCTTCACCGCCGCCGGCGTCGGGGGCGGTATCACGGGTAAGGGCGCGCACATCCTGATCATCGACGACCCGATCAAGAATCAGGAGGAGGCCGATTCGATCCTCGTCCGCGACAAGCTGTGGGACTGGTACCAGTCCACGGCGTACACCCGCTTGGCCCCCGGCGGCGGGGTGCTGGTCATCGAGACGTGGTGGAACGACGACGACTTGGCTGGCCGGCTCCAGCAGGTCATGTCCACCGAGGAGGAGGCCGACCAGTTCGAAATCATCCGGTACCCGGCGCTCAGCGAGGCGTGGGAGTACCGCGACGAGGCCACGGGCGACATCATCCGGCTCGACGACGAGTATGTGGCGCTGGAGGGGGACACCGGACCTACCCCCACGCTGCTGCGCCCCAAGGATTTCTGCCTCCATGAAGACAGGTATCCGACCGAGGCGCTCAAGCGCATCCGGGCCAACCTCCAGCCGCGTATCTGGTCGGCCCTGTACCAGCAGAACCCGGTCCCCGACGAGGGCATGTACTTCAAGAAGGAGTACTTCCGGTACCAGAAGGCGCTGCCGAGCCCCAATGGGCTACGCATCTACACCGCGTGGGACTTCGCGATCGGCGAGAAGCAGCAGAACGACTGGACCGTCGGTGCCACGGTGCTGCAGGACGAGACCGACACGATCTACGTGCTGGAGATCTTCCGCATGAAGGGCGACAGCTTCCAGATCGTGGAGGCAATGCTGGACACAGCATTGCGCTGGGGGAGCATTCCGACCACCGGCTATCTGGTCGGTGCCGAGGATGGCCAGATCTGGCGCGCCATCGAACCGCTGCTGAAGAAGCGGATGGGCGAGCGCCGGCAATACCCGCCATATGAGGTAATGCGGCCAATGACTGATAAACTTGCGCGTGCGCGTCCGTTGCAGGGGCGCATGCAGCAGGGTCGGGTGGTGTTTCCGGAAGGCGCAGCGTGGCTGGGTCAGGCGGAACAGGAGCTCTTGCGGTTCCCGGCCGGTGCGCACGACGACGTGGTCGACGCCTTGGCATGGGCCGCGCAGTTGTGCATGGGGAAGGAGCCGCCTCGTCTCGCGGTGCCACCGCCCCTGCCGTCTTGGCGCGATAAACTGAGCGTCATGGGTGGACAGGGCGGCCACATGTCAGCGTAGGAGATTCCATGTCACCAGATGGACCGTTTATCGTATCGGACTTGCTGCGCGCCGCAGCGAGGGATTGGCAGGCTCTCCCAGCCAAGGTCGTGGCTCTCCACGACGCTGGGCGGGTCGTCTTTCAGCAACAGGCCATGCGCGTGGTCACGGCGAGCGGGAACGTCATCGTGATGTCCCCCGAAGACGTCCTCTCGTTTCGAGGGGATGAACCCTATGCTGTGATTCATCTGCACTGAGGACCAGAATATGCCCGTCAACACCTCTCTGGCCAATGAAGTCTGGTGTCGGTATGCCTATCTGCGCGACAACGGCCACCTCGACTTCGTCAAGAAATCCACGGTCTGCGAGGACTTCTTCGTCGGGCTCCAGTGGGACCCGAACGATCTGGCCCTGCTGAAGAGCTACCGACGCCCGGCGCTGACGATCAACAAGATCATCAGCACCATCTCGAACGTGATGGGCGAGCAGATCTTCAACCGCACGGACATCGCCTTCAAGCCGCGCAACGAGGGGGCCACCTCCGAGGTCGCGGACGCCTTGACCAAGGTGTTCATGCAGATCGGCGACAACAATCAGCTCAACTGGGTCCGCAGCGACGTGTTCGCCGACGGCATCGTGGGCTCGCGCGGGTTCTTCGACGTCCGGCTGGACTTCACCGACTCCCTGCGCGGCGAAGTGCGGATCGAGCAGCTGAACCCGAAGAACGTGCTGATCGACGCCGACGCGGACGAGTACGACCCCGACAAGTGGGGCGACGTCATCATCACGAAGTGGATGAGCCCCGACCAGATCGAGATGCTGTACAGCTCTGCAGATGCAGAGCTGTTGCGTGGTCGGCAGGACAGCTATTTCCCGTACGGCTACGACTCCATCGACCGCGATCGCGACCGCTTCGGCCACCCCCGGTCGATGTACACGTACAACACGGGGCCGGACTCCGGGGACAACAACACCCGGAACATCCGCGTCATCGAGCGCCAGTGGAGGAAGCTGGACCGGGTGCTGCACTTCGTCGACGTCGGTACCGGCGACACGCGCATGGTCCCTGCGGACTGGGATGCGCAGCGCACCGCTGCGCATCTTTCCCAGAACCCCAATCTGGCGCTGACCAAGAAGCTGGTCCAGCGGATCCGCTGGACCGTGGTCGCTGACAACGTGGTGCTGCACGACGACTGGTCGCCGTACAAGCACTTCACGGTCGTGCCCTACTTCCCGTACTTCCGTCGCGGCCGCACCGTGGGTTTGGTCGAGAACCTGATCGGCCCGCAGGAGCTGCTGAACAAGGTCAGTTCGCAGGAGCTGCACGTCGTCAACACCACGGCGAACTCCGGCTGGAAGGTCAAGCGCAACGCGCTCCAGAACATGTCGGTGGGCGAGCTGGAACAGCGTGGCGCGCAGACCGGTCTGGTGCTCGAGCTCGACGAGCTGACCAACGCCGAGAAGATCCAGCCGAACCAGACCCCCAGCGGGCTGGATCGCATCAGCTACAAGGCCGAGGAGCACATCAAGACCATTTCGGGCGTGTCCGACTACATGCAGGGCTTCGCCCGCGAGGACGTGGCCGCCAAGAGCGTGCAGACGAACAAGCAGTCGGGTCAGGCCAATCTGGCCAAGGTCATGGACAACATGAACCGGACCGACTTCATCCTCGCCCGGAACATTCTGGACATCGTGCAGGAGTACTACACCGAACAGCGCTTGCTCTACATCACGACCGATCGGCTGACCAATACCACCGAGCAGCTGACGGTGAACCAGCCGACGCCCGAAGGCATGATCATCAACGATCTGACCCTCGGCGAGTACGCCGTGGTCGTCACCAACCAGCCCGAGCGCGACACGTTCGAGGAGACCCAGTTCGATCAGGCGGTGCGCCTGCGTACCGAGGCCGGTGTGCAGATTCCGGACAAGTACATCATCCAGTCGAGCCGTCTCAAGGACAAGGCTGAGATCGTCAAGGAGCTGGAGGGCGACCAGAACAGCCCCGAGGCGCAGGCGGCGGCCCAGCTCAAGCAGCGTGCCAGCGAGGCCGAGGTCACCAAGCTCGAGGCCGAGGCGATGCAGAAGCAGTCCGACGCCCAGCTCAAGCAGGCCAAGTCCCAGAAGGAGCTGGCCTCGATCGGGCAGGACTCCGGGCAGGACGAGATGGCCATGGAGCAGTACAAGCTGGAGGCCGAGATGGCCATGGAGCAGCAGAAGATGGATCAGGAGTTCGCGCTCAAGAAGGAGCAGATGGAGCGCGAATTCGCCCTCAAGCGCGAGCAGATGGCTGCCGAGATGCAGCTGAAGCGCGAGCAAGCGGCGGCCGACACCGCCATCAAGCAGCAGCAGGCCCGCGAACAGGCTATGGCGCAGCGCGTCGCGGCCGTGGAACAGGCACGCAATACCCCGAAAACCACCGAAGGAGCTCAAAATGGCTGATGAAAACGACAAGATCGACGGCGCGGCTGGCGCTGGCGACGACAAGGGCAAAGACACCCCCGTGGATCGCGGCGATGAGGTGAAGTCGCCTCTCGACGACGCCGGCAAGGATGGTGCG